GAGCGCAGACACGCTGATCGCGATGCGCGTCCTCGCGCCGCACGATCGCCTGGCGGTCGAGGACTGGATCAAAGGCTGCGGCGACATGGCGCTCGGCAAGGAGGTGCTGAACTCGCTCGCCGGCCTGAAGCGCGGCGAGGGCTGGATCTGGTACCCGGAAGGCCAGCACCTGGTGCGCGCGAAGTTCCCGGAGATCCGGACGTTCGACTCGAGCGCGACGCCGATCGACGGCCACGAGCCCGCGGCGCCGAAGGGCGCGGCCGAACTCGACCTGGGCGAGATCAAGGCGGCGCTCGCCGACGCGGTGAAGGAAGCCGAGGCGAACGACCCGAAGCTGCTGCGCGCCGAGATCGCCAGGCTGCGGCGCCAGCCAGACCTCGCCAGTGCTCAACACCTGGCAGAAGCCGAGAAGCGCGGCTTCGAACGCGGCCGCCTCGATGCGGCGCGCATTCTGCGTGACATCGCAGCCGATGCGAAGAGCAAGATCCACGTCGCGCTCGGCCAGCTGAACATCGCGGCCGGCCATGTCGACGCGCTGTCCGAGGCCGCCGAGCACGTAGACGCCTCGAGCGCTGCAAAGCCGGCGCAAATTATTCGAGAAAAATTCACGGCGCCGGCCCCTAACCTGGCCGGCCAGAAGACGCACCAGCGCCGCGAAGCTCCGACCCGGGCCGTCAATGGCGGCACGCTCTCAGGGCCGCAGCAGCGGATCCTGGACGAGCTCCAGCGGCTCCAGGGCATGGGCATCAGCCGGCCCGAGCGCGCGCAGCTGGCGCTCTGGTGCGAGGTCTCGCCCACGAGCGGCGGGTACTTCAACAATCTGGGCAGCCTGCGGACCGCGGGCCTGATCGACTACCCGAACCCTGGCACCGTCGCGCTCACCGACGTCGGCGCCGCGCTCGCGCGCAAGCTCGAGCCCATGTCGCTCGACTACATGCAGGCCTCGATCTGCGACCGCGTCGGCGGTGCTCGAGGAGCGATCCTGCAAGAGCTGATCCGGATCTACCCGAAGAGCATCAGCAAGGACGAGCTCGCCGATCGCCTCGAGGTCTCGAGGACGTCGGGCGGGTACTTCAACAACCTCGGCGCGCTGCGCACGCTCGGCTTGATCGACTATCCAGCGCCAGGCACTGTCGCCGCGCAGCCGGTGCTCTTCCTCGAATGACGACGAAGCCAGCCGCGGAGATCATTCCGCTGCGCGACACTCCCCGCTATCAGGAGCCGTGCGTAGCGGTGGAAAAGCTGCGCGTATTTGGCGAGAACGAGCAGTGGGATCGCTGGTGCTACGTTCATCACCATTGGCTGAACGGCGCGCCTGCGAAAAAGGTGAGCGACCACCTATGAAGGCCGCCCTCGTTCTTGTCGGTCTGATGACGGTCGGAGCTCTCTGCTGCCAGTTCGGCGGGCCGTTCGCCGGTGCTGTGTGGGCCGTGTTCTGCTTCTTCCTGGGAGAGCTCCGCCAGATTTTCAAGGAAGCTCCGAGGCAATGAAGAAGCTGCTGACCCTGCTCGAGGTCGCCCAGGTGCTGGGCCTGGCCGCGACACCGCGGGCGGTATACTCGCTGCCGATTCCGCGCAGCTCGCTATCCCCACGGCGCACCAGGTGGGCAGAGGATGACGTGGAGGCGTACCGCATCGCATGCCGGTCTACTACGACAAGACGAAGCAGCGCTGGCGCTTCACCTTCAATCGTGTCATTGCAGGCCAGCGGACCCGAGCTACAAAGCTGCTTCCGGCGGCATGGAGTCGAACCAAAGCCGAGGCGTACGACCGCGCAGAAACGTCGCGACTCTACGCGATTGCGGCTGGTCTCGAGCGGCCCGAGCCGAGCATAGCTCGAGCCGTCGAGCTCTATCTCGATCACCGCCTGCCGAAGCTGCGGGCGAAGTCTCACCGACCGAAGCGCATCACCCAGGAGCTCGCGCACCTGGCCGGCTACATCGACCGGCCAATGTCGGAGCTGTCAGCGGTGTGCCGCGAGTACGCCGAGGAGAATCCCGAGCTCGCGCCGGCGACGATCCGGAACCGCCTGGCGTACCTGCGCGCGGCCTGCCGCTATGCTTGGCGCAAGCACAAGCTCACGCCTCACGATCCGACCGGACAGATGGAGCTGCCGCTCGTGAGCAACGCCCGGGACGTGCGCATGCCGGTCGCGGACTACGAAAGGAAGATCCTGCGCAAGATCGCCGACCTCGAAACGCGCGCGCTCTTCACGCTCACCTTTTACACCGGCTCGAGGTGGGCCTCCGAAATTCTGCCGCGGGATCCCGAGGACGTTCATCGCGTCGGCGACAAGGTGCTGCTCCAGGTCGGCATGACGAAGAACGGATCGCCGCGCCTGGTGCCGGTGCATCCGAAGGCGCGCTGGGCACTCGAGCATCTTCCGTTCGAGCACGGCGCCAGGTACCACTATGATCGATTCAAGAAGGTGCGCAAGGCCGCGGGCATGCCTGGCTTGTGGATCCACGACGGCCGGCACATCGTCGCGACCGACATCATCTTGAACGGCGGCACGCTGCCCGATGTCGCGGCCGCGCTGCATCACAAATCGCTGCTCTCGTCGGAGCGCTACTCGCACATCCTGACCGAGCACGTCGAGCGCGTGCTCTTCGGAATAGGATCCAGAAAAATGCACACCCGAGCTCGCAAGCGCCGCCCAGGACAGGCGGCGTAAATGGCTGTTTTCCCTATGGTGCCGGAAGAGAGACTCGAACTCTCATGCCCTTGCGGGCGGCGGATTTTGAGTACTTCGCTGATCTTCGGCGCTCTATGATACAAGGGCGGCGAGGACCTTGGAAACACCGCCCAGATCACCCTCGGATGCCAGAAAAATGCACACCCGCCGATCAGTGAATCACGAAGAGCTGCGCGATGCGATCATTGAAGCGACGGTACAGACGCGCATCGCGGCGATCGCCTTGCAGCAGTTTGCGCAGGCGTTGATCGAGAGCGATCCGCGACGCATGGAGCACATCAGGAGACGCGCGGCGAAGGTGATCTGCAGGATCCTCCTCCGGAGCCGGAGTCGCCTGGGATGAAGCTCTTCAAGGCAGAGCTCAAGTTCAAGAGGAAACGCGCCGGACGATCCGGAGTCGACCTGGTCGTGCACGGCCGGTCCCGTGCCGCGGTGGAGGACTACCTGCGCGGCAAGTACGTCGCCTGCCAGATCGTGAGCATCATCGAGCTCAGTTCGGCGACGACGAAGCACTTCGTGATCGCCGACATTCTGGAGTGAGGTTGGAGGTAGAGGGACTCGAACCCTCGTGGCCTGGTTTTTAAGACCCGCCCCGGCACCCGCCGTACCCCCTTTGGGGCTGGAGCCAGAGGGAGTCGAACCCTCCGATCAGGGTCTAAACCCCCGATCCGCTACCGTAGCTGGCCCCACCGTCACTTGCTTGCTACAGTTCCCATCATACACGCATTGCGTGGTATGTCAAGTAGACTTAAGTCGTTGAAATAGGGCTGTTTCGCCATGCGGAATAGCGTGGGGAGGGGGCTATAAATGGGCTTGACAGGATACACGCATTGCGCGTATTATGCGTTCGTAGCTTGATGCTACGCCGCGCCTCGGGGACAGGGGCCAGAAGGAGAAGCAGATGAAAGAATTCACACACGAGCAGTTCATCCAGGCAGTGCGCAACATCGCGGTGCGGCGCCTGACCGCCGAAGAGCGCGCAGCCGTGCTCGACGCCAAGCTGGTGTACGGCGCCGGCTCGAAGGCCACCCGCGGCGTCACGTACTTCGGCTGCTGGAAGAACGGCCACGACCACGCGTTCGCCGAAATCTGCGCGTTCGGCGAAGACTCGCCGATCCAAGTCGCCGGCACGACGTTGCACGAACTCGGCCATGTGCTCGCCGGCATCGGCAAAGGCCACGGCAAGGGCTGGCTCGCTGCCTGCCGTCGCCTCGGCCTGATCTACGTCCGCGCGGCCGGCACGAAGTACTCGCTGGCCTGCTTCTCTGCCGACATCCGCGAGGCGATCGCCGCGCTGCCGACTCCGACCGACGGCCGTCCGCAACCCTTCGGCGGCTTCGGCCCAAACGGCGCACCGATGCAGTTGAAGCTGCGCCCCTGCTCCGCCGGCGTCGGCGTCAAGGGCGGGAAGTCGCGCGGCGCCGGATCGGGCTCGCGCCTTCGCAAATTCACCTGCGGCTGCGGCGTGATCGCTCGCGTCGCTCGCGACGAGTTCAAGGCCACCTGCGACGACTGCGGCACTTCGTTTAAACGCGCCGATCTAGCCATGCCGGTGAAGTCGGAGCAGACGCAGAACGCGGTCCATTGAAACCCGGGGCGGCCGCGATCCGGCCGCCCACCCGCGCCTCGGGGCTCTGGGGCTGGAGACAGAAAATGAAACTGAAACTGAAACTGGTACACGGCGGCCACCAGGCTGGTCCGGTCGACGACGAGCCGACGCTCGCGCAGTTCGCGCGCGACCTCGGCATCGATCCAGCGAAGTCGATCGACACGGCCGCGTGCCGCATGCACTCGTGGGCGCTCGCGTCGACGAGCGGCGCGAACATCCTGCGCGTGGGCGACGTGGTCTACAGCTGGGACAGCCGGCCGCGCCGGCAGCAGAACGGCGCGCTTATCGGCCGCGTGTACGCGCAGCGTCGAGGAGAGAGCCCGCGCGACATCGGCGGCTACAAGATCGAGCCCGACGGCCGCGTGTCGCGCTGCCCGGCCGAGCTCGCCAGTGTGCTGCCAGGCGCCGGGAACGCGGCGCACGACCCGCAACCCAACGCTGGAGAGGAGACACCATGAGCACCGCTGCTAAACTGACGACCGTGGCCAATCACCCCAACCGCGGCGGCAACCGCTTCAATCGCGCCGGCGCCAATCCGACGCCGGCGCAGATCTCCGCGCTGCGCGCCGAGTCCGGCCTCACCCAGGAGAAGTTCGGCGAGCTCGTGTACAAGAGCCTGCGGATCGTCCAGGACTGGGAGAGCGGCGAGCGCCGCATGCCGCCCGACACCTGGGAGCTCCTGCAGCTGAAGATCAAGGCGCGCGACCTGGTGCGCCGCGGCCGCATCGCGCCGCTCGCGCTGAAGGACCTCGGGCTCGAGCTGCCGGAAGCGTAGCGTGGTTGCACTTCTCCGATTGATCATGCACAGTAAGCGCCCGGGACAGCTTCGGCTCGATTTGGGGCGCTGACGAACAAGAAACGGAATAAGCCCATGTCACAGATTTCAGCCGCTGAAAGCCTGCTGCGTTCGCTCAACGGCAGGAAGTTCTCTACCATCCTCGCGGACCCGCCGTGGCAGTTCCAGAATCGCACCGGCAAGGTTGCGCCGGAACATCGCCGCCTGAACCGCTATCAGACGCTCACGCTTCCAGAGATCAAGACGCTACCCGTTTACTCGGTCCTGAGCGATGTGGCGCATCTGTATCTGTGGGTGCCGAATGCGCTTGTGCCCGAGGGCATCGAAGTCCTGAAGGCGTGGGGCTTCGACTACAAAAGCAATATCGTCTGGCACAAGGTTCGCAAGGACGGCGGGCCAGACGGTCGCGGCGTGGGCTTCTACTTCCGCAACGTTACCGAACTGATCCTATTCGGCACGCGCGGCAAGAACGCGCGCACTGGCGCTGCCGGACGGCGGCAAGTCAACATCATCAAAACGATGAAACGCGAACACAGCCGCAAGCCGGATGAACTGTACCCGCTCATCGAGGCGTGCAGCTTCGGTCCGTTCCTCGAATTGTTCGCGCGCGGATCGCGCCCCGGATGGTTTACATGGGGCAATCAGTCCGAGGACTACTACCCGACGTGGAAAACCTACGCGAACCATTCTCAGCGAGAAGTCACCCGCCCCAAGCTGCGCGTAGTCGCCTAGTCCTCGACGTATAGGCGTCGGGAGATACCGAACACCAGGATCGGACACCCGCCACCGCTGCCGCCCTCTAGACGCGGCAGCAGCTTCCCCATGTGCGTGGTCGATTCACCATAGCTCGATCCGCGTCCAAGCGCCTTGAAGATGTCCTGTAGTTCATCACGCCGCGTCACGATGATTCCCACGGACAACGCGCGAAGGTCGAATAGCAGCCGAAAGTTGTTCAGGTCCCGGTCGAAAAATGGGTCTTTGTTGTTCCACTCGATCTCAAGACCAACCTTGTTCTTGTAGCAGTCCACAGAATGCGTGGGCGATTCCATCGCATTGCCGTCAACCAGAATGCGCGTGTCGAAGTGCTTTTCCTGCCAGCCCTTAGTCTCAAATTCGCCATCAATCCAGCCGGAAACCCGGGACTTGTTTCCGCCGCCGACGTTGATGAAACTGCGCATGAGACGGAAGCGCGTAAGCACGTCGATTACGTCGGTCCACTCCGAGGGGTAGTCGCCGCTCAGTACGGCGCAGGCGGACCGCCACTCACGGCATTCGTAATGCTCGCGGATGAACTCCGGCAGCAACTCAATGGCCATGGGCGCGACTGTAGCAACAGGCGGCCCATACCAGCAAACGAACCGCAGGCTGATAAACTCGCCGACGTGTCGAACCACCCGAACCGCAGCAAGCAGAACATCCGCATCGGCGCGAACCCATCGCCGGCGGAGATCGCGCGAGCTCGCGAGGACGCCGGCCTCACCCAGAATTCGGTGCGCTGGTCTACAAAGGGATGCGCGCTGCGGCAGCTGAAGCGCGGCGAGATCGCGCGCGGTGATGTGCGTCGCCTGGGCATCGTCCTGCCGGAACCGAAGCAGACCTAAGCTGCGTCGTGCGGCCCTGCCAGAAGTGCCTCGAGCGCCGGGAGAGAATCAAGCGGGCGGTGTTCCTGTACTCGCTGCTGCGAGCTCAGAGCGCGCCACGCGGCCGCAATGGGCGGCTGCAGGCAGCATGGAAGGCGCTCGGCGTGCTGTTCGGTCGGCCTGGCGTGATGCTCTCGCCGGAGCGGTGGGAATGGGTGCCGAAGCCGTAAAAAGCAAAAGCGCTCGAGATCCCCGTTTAAACGCGGGAACCTCGAGCGCGTGCGTTAGCGCTTGCGCGGAACGATCTCGACAGGTGTGTCGGCGTTCGTGCCTTTGACGAGCTCGATCGCGCCGAGGCAATCCTTGCGATTGTGATAACCCTCGCCGGTGCTGCCGCCGATGATCTCGCCGTTCGCACCGCGCAGCCTCCAGTGCCACTGGCCGTCCTTGCGTTGCACCGCCTGGAATTTCATTTCTGGATCTCCACCTGGTGGACGCGACGATCGCGGAAGCCGTCCAGGTATCGACCCTGGCGCGCTTTGTAGAAGCGATACCAATGCCGCGCGAAGAAGACGGCGACCGCGATCCACATCGCGAGCCCCTGCGCCGATATTTTGTACTCGTCGTTCATGCTGATCGCGGAGTTGAACGCATCTGGAAACCTTGATACCGCGACGATCGCCAGGACTGCCAGAGCGATCCGCCCGATCAATCCGTCCTCGTACTCCGGATGCAGGACTAGAGCAGTGCACACGATCGCGACGATCGCCGACGCTGTGCAAATCAGTATTGCGTTCACGACCTTGGTCCCCCTTGTGATGGAGGCGCAAAGTTGCCGCCGCCTCCTGGTGGTGATGGTGATGGTGGTGGTGATGGTGGTGGTGTTCCGTTTCCGTTCCGGCCGCGCACGACGTTGATCATCCTGAATAAGAATTCTACCCAGACCGTTTCCCGCACGATCTGCCAGAGTTTCGCCGCGATCGCGAGACCGAAAAGGCCGAGCATCAGTGCTAGTCCGACCTCGAGGCTCGGCTTTTGTTCGAAGAAGATAATGATCGGAGCGGAGAGCCAGGCGCCGAGCGCGGTCCCGCTGATGAACGTGGTCCAGCGCTCCCAGCCGGTGACGCCCTCGAAGAAGCGCAGGCTGATGAACGCGCCGACGGCCGCGGCGAGCACGTTCTTCAGCGAGAGCCCCATCGCCATGAGTATCGCTTCGATGGAAAGTGGTTCCATTTATCCCCTCTCTTAGAGTCGGTACACCGGAACTGACTCGGATGCGCCGACCCGCCCCTGGATAGCGCCGTCTTTCACGAACACCTCGTCGCCCGCCGACAGCGCGAGGCTCGAGCTCCTTGTCGCACGTACTGCGCCGGCCGGCCCGCGGACCGTTGCGCCGGCATCGTCGAGCGCGATGACCTTCCCGATGAAGCCGTCAGGCTTGGCGCCGAGGAGCTCGCGCAGCGCGGCGAGCCCGCTCACTCGATCACCTTGCGCTGGAGCTCGAGCGACGTAGTCACGACACCCTTAGCGCCACGGTGCGCAATGCCGCCCAGCGCGCCGGCCCAGGTGCCGCGGCGCATGTCCTGGAAGCGCAGCGTGTTCCCGGGACGCAGGCCGACGCGAAAGAGGCCCTGCACCGAGATCGGCTGCAGCGGCTGCGCCTGGTCGTCGAGCTCCTTGCGGCCGCGCGCGAGCGCGACTGGCAGCGAGCTGCCGATCAGCGGCTCGACGACGTCCTGGCCAGGACGATCGCCGGCGCCGCGTATGACGATGATGTCGATCACTTCGGTGCCTCCGGGTAGTCGGGCAGTGGAACCTTCTTGCCGCTCAGCTCGTGCGGTGAATCAGCGCAGTACTCGAGGACGCCCTTCTTGATGAAGTAGTGGCACGTCGTCGTGCGCTTCGGGCCCTCGACCCATTCGTGCGGCGGCTTGTCGCTCCAGTGGCCGTTCGTCGTGTAGCAGTGAATGCTGGGATGAAAGGTGGGCTGCTCCTGGTTCCCATCGAAGGTCCATTTCGCTTTTGTCTTCGGGTGCGCCTTCTCGACATAGATGCCGTGCGGCGCCTTGCAGCCCGGGCACCAATGCACCCAGCCGACCGGCTCGTCCTTGTCGAAGATGCGCTGCAGCTTCACGTTTGCGTTCCGTCGACGACGACGAGCACCTCGTACGACTCCTCGCCGGCGAGCTCGACCGGCACGCCCGACAGGCGCCGCGCTTCGAAGGTCGTGTTGTACGTGACGAGCAGCATCGCGACGCCGGCTTCGGGCACGCGCACGGTGAGCTCGTTCGCGACCTCCGGGATCCCGAGATCGCGGCCGAGCCACTTCCAGGTCGTGAGC